TCTCCAAAGAAAACTTCGTAAATCCCTTGTTCTCGCTCTTGTAAGAAAAACACCTTGGAGGTGGGTTTGAGATCAATGTAATTCGTGGCATAGGACCAAACATCACCCGATCCAGATGTATCAGATGGCGAGGATTGAACTCTAACCTTGATGGTCGAAACATCTGTCTTGTTGTTTGGAATCGTCAATAAAAAACCCGACTTGCGAGACGAGTCGTAAACATACGACATTCTACGAAGAGTTCCTTCGTAAACCTTTACACTCTCAAACTTTTGCGTGGTTCCGTTGGCAAACACCGTATCCAATAGGACAAAACGATACTGCGTTCCTTCAGAATTGGTCCCGATGAATTCTGTTCCTCTGCTTAAATAAGTGTTTGAACTCGCTCCCACAGCATCAATAGTAAGGGTAGCACTAGCAGAACGAATACTATTTGGAACGTAGCCCAACGATTTTGCATGAGAAACGACAGAACTACGAAGCGTTGCACTGTCCAAAAACGCTTCATTTGCAACCATATTAGAATAAAATGCTTGATAGTGAGTATTGTACGCAAGCACATCGAGAATAGTGCTCAAAACCGATCCCTCGAAATTGTAGTCCTTCAAAGTGGACTGAGACGACAGAAACTGCTTTAGCGACTGCTTTGTCTGCTCAAAGTCCAAACCAAGGACATTGAAACTGTTGGTGTTTGTTGCCATTCGTCAGCGCACCCTTTCCAAAACCGTGGTTATTGTTTGACGATCATTTGATCCTCTCACACCGTATTCCACGTTTACAGTGTAACTGTTGTTGTTTGGATCAGATGCCACATCAACAAACAACATTCCCACTCTAGGTTCATGTCTTCGTATGGTTTGGAGTAAACGATCACGTATTTCCAAAGTAGTGATTTCGTCTATCGGCTCAAAAAGCAGATGACGCAGGGAACCCCCCAAACGAGGCTGGAAGAGTCGTTCACCAAATGAAGTTTGAATAAGTGATCGCAAAGCCTGCTTCACCGATCCACTATTGGTAACTGTCAGCAAATCGCCAGTCTTAGGATTGCGTGCAAAACTAATCTCCAAATCACAGTACTGTGGAGCAGTAGTATTGCTGCTTATAAGGCGAACTGCCATCTGTCATCTCTCCTGTTGCGCAGTAAGGTGCGCGTTTATGGTTCTGCTGTTGCTCTCTATGACCTGTTCTACCGAGTGTTCCGAAATGCCGTCCTTTTCGATTTCGTCCAAGCCTTCTCGGGAACACCAGTGGCAGCACACAAATCCCAAAGGCGTGATCCCGTCCATACACTTGAGCGGACTAACCGTGAAGTACAGCACGTTATTTATCTCAAAACTGGAACGAAACGCGGACTCGGGCAGGGTGTCAACCGCAATAATTCTGTCGGGTGAGGTGTTGAGTATACGGATAAGATCCATGTAACGGTTCAGCATGACATCCTGTGACTCAATCATCATGCTTTTCACTCCACCACTACACGACTCGTGAGTAACAGAAACACGTTTGATGGAACTGCCGTCCGCAAACTTTCCGCCGTTGTGAAACTGAAACACTAGGCACCTAGACGCACGAACAGTTACACGCAGTTCTGTGAGGTGTTCGTGAACTCGGGTGTGAACCATTACCCTGTGATTTTCTTCGATGACCTGCTTTTTCTCTTCTTCCTGTACCTGTTTCTCCGTTTTCTTGCGTCTGCGGATCACTCCCGCTACTCCAATCCCAATACCCATGATAAGCACACCCAAAAACTCACCCCCCACTAGAGCAAAGTCGGTCGCGGTTCGGAGTATTTGGGTAAAGTCGCTCATCTGAAACTGGTGGCTCCTGTGCCGGTAAGCGCGGTACGAACTGTATTTGTGAATTGTGGGTCTACCACATTAACTGTTGCATCAACGCTCAATTGGTTACATGGATCATCACTTTCCGATATGATGTTGCTCATTAGATTTATAGAGGTTACCTTGTCAATAAACGAAAGAGCCTCCGCTAATTTTGCAGTTGCTGCGTCCACTGCTCCGTTCACTGCGCCGTTGGCAGCGTCTATTTTTTCAAACACACCAGCGACCCCCGATTGAAATGAGTCTATGGCGTTTTGGAGGTTCCCCGCCAAAGCGGTTCCTGCACCAGGATCTATTTGATTCAGCAGTGCTTCCAAGTCCACTTGAGCCGCGATCATGGCGTTTATGGACTGCTTTCCGTCCTGTTGAATCATATTCAACCCCACACCAATATCCAGTCCCTCAATGCCCAAAGCACACTGAAACTGCCCGTACAGGTTCAGACTGCTGATCATTCGCGCCAACTGCTTGGGGTCTTTGTACTTTGCGCACTCCGCATCAAACTTCGACAGTGCTGATTGGGTAGCCGTAAATCTAGCCTGTGCTGATTGTAGTGAAGGCAGAATGGCGTAGAGAGCACCCGTTGGGGTTTGGGAATTCAATATCAGGCGAGCAACCCTATCACTATTGTTTCCTAAAAGTTTTCCTGCTGCTGCAATAGCAGTCTCGTTGGGTTTTGTCAACAGGTTTTGGAAATCGTTCAGTCCAAAGGTAAGAATGCTCTTTTCGCCGTCTGTTAGTTTTTGCTTGCACGGACACGTCATGGTTTACCCCACAAATAGAGTTGAAGAAGTGCTGGGTGTGTGACCGCAACTGGCTTGACTCGCACCAGTACACACCGGAATACCGCCTATTACAAAACTAGGATTGCCTTGAATCATAACTGCGTTGTCGTGTTCGTTGTTGCCGTGGTCTTCCACGGGGTTGCCTTCTACAGACACAGGGAACCCGTCAAGAAACACCGTTGCGTTTCCGACCAAGATTAGCCCACCTGCCACGTCAATGTTTGCTCGACATACTCCGAAACCTGGCATTAGTACGATCCTCCGTTGATGATATCGTTGGGAGACGGATCCACGGTCAAAGACATGAGTGTAAATCCAGACCCTATGTCTTCAGGAATATACCCGCTTGTGGTTTCAGTGTCACACACATAGAACTTCGTGTCACGCTTCACAACGTCTCCGTAGTGATACACCACATACTCCGAAGAGCCTTCGGCGTACTTGCGATGCAGTCCCCTGTAAACCATTCCGCCTGTCATGGGTTACCTCAAATCCACCCGCTTGGGTTTCACGACAGGCTCACCTGAGTTTACTTCAATACGCTTGCCCTGCTGCATCACCATGACCGCAGAGTCTGTCATAAAGGAAATGGTTCGTCCAGAGAAGCCAATGTCTCCGTCTGTGTAGAACTCCATTGTCTTTGCAGAAGCCTTGAACTCGCCTTCAACTTGTAAGTTTACATTGGCGTTTGCAAGAATGTCTGCATTCCCGTTCACCTGGAGATTCACTGCGCCTGATACTGTGATATTCATTCCACCCGCGATCACCAAGTCCACGCCTTGACTGCCCGCAATATAGATTTTCTTGTTGCCGTGTACAATCTCGTAGTCGTCCCCCACGATTCGTTGCACACGAGTTCCGTTTGGGTTGTCTTGCCACCCGTTACCCACTTCGGTGAATGTTCCTGACTGGTGGTAATCGTGAAGTCGCTCTGCCCCAGGAGTGTCGTCCACTTCACGAACGTGACCGCTCTGACTGAAACTCACGTGATTGCGGGGGTACTGTGCTGCATACGGAGTCATTGGTTCAGACCAAGTACTCTTTGCCTTCATGTCGGGGTTGTTCTGTATATTCTGTTTCACGGTGGAAGCCTTTGCTCCAACCACGGTCTGCTGTGTCTGTGCAGGATCGGTGTTTCTTGCCAAGCGGTTGGTGTCCGCTTCTCCTACCACCGAAACACCCACAGGATAACCATTTGATGTTGAAGGAGGATACTTGCCACTAGGATCCTCGAATCCCACATTGGAATTTGCTGATGTTTGGGGAATTCCTCCAAAGGTTCCCATCATAACTGGGTCTTGTGCTTCCTCTCCGTCACGGAAAAACCCAAACACATGAGATCCCAATATCAGTCCGGTAGGAGATGATCCTATTCCAGAAACCGCAGCGGACGTGATTGGTTGCATAGGATATGCCCACGGAAGATCAATAGTGGGCAACTGAACTTTGTTGTCTACATGGAATCCAAATATACGAACGCGGCATCTCCCTAGTTGTAGTGGATCGTTTACGTCTTCCACTACACCGTGCCACCAAACAAATCCTTCTTTTCCTAGAAAGCCTTTCATCACACCCCCATGCAGGTTTTAGATAGTTCAAACTTACAAGTATAAGTGGTATTGAACTGGTGGCGTATAGAAGTAATCACATAGTCGCCACCTAAATTCTTGTCGTTTGAAAGTGGATCTAAAAAACTATCTGATTGTATTTTAGATATGTTTAGTCGGACAACGTCTCCGACACGCCGTCTTGAATCACCCGAAACCAAGACGTTGATTTTATGTGATAGAAGACTGTTCAGGTGGTGTTTCTTTTTTAGAAACAAACTTTCGTAGCCAAAGTTGTCTACAATTCGACTTGCTTCGCTATACACAGTGTAAGGTGTGCTGGGACCATAGAAAAATGATGCACCCCTATCGAGTATTTCTGATGCTTCCGTGGTTTCTTTTTTAAAGTGAACTTCTGTTCCTAGTTTAGGCTTGGCATCGAATACATCTCGCTCAAAAAATTGTTGTACTCTTTGTTGCTTACGGATCAGATCATGCACTAACAATTTTGAGGATATAACCCCCGTGGCTATACCATTCGCCATATCGAATCTACTGACATCTTCCATCATTTGAATCTTGTGATATCGGGGAGGAAGAACAGAGGCAAACGGAACGGAGTCGGGCTGACTATCAGGAACATTCAAATTAGGGGGCATATAGGTGTACTGCTGTACCCCCTTTGCTCCATCTGCAATTATTCTATTCAGGCTTTTGAAAGAGTAGCCATCCACAGTCTCATAGAAAAAATACGGGGAATAGCCCTTACCGTGTTCGTTTGACGCTTTAGAAGTTAGCCAGTTTATTGCTTTGAATGGGGTATATCCGCCAGACAAAACAAACGAGTAGTTATCTGATGTAGGCTCTACAAACAAACGGTCTTTCCAAACAGATGAAGGAAAGTGTTTGCTGAAGATGGTTTCTACCATAGTAGAGGTTTTGCCTTTGACAGAATACCCACAGTACTGAGAGTAGTTCAAGTAGCCACCCATGCTAATCAAATGAAGAGTGTATGTTTGGCTCTTGCCGTTTTCTCCTAACTGCTGATTGTCTAACTTGTAGACTCTAAACTTGAGATTCACAAACTTGAAGGAGTCTATGTCCGATTTGAAACCAATCTCTACAATCTCTTGCCCTGATATAGGAATTCGCTCAGGAAGATTTAAAGTGTCTTCCACATACAACTTTGCAGTTAGATACGGAGAAAAGATGTCCTCAAAGACTTCAAACTGTACAACAACACCTCTAAGATCAACGCTGTTTCCGTTTACTGCTGATCTCAAGGTAAACTTGTCTACCTTATAGTCGCCAGCCTTTAGGATTCCTGATCCGTGTGTACTGTTGTTAGCCACTTATCAAATTCCTAGTAAAGACTCTAACTCTTTCACAGCAAGGCTCTTGAACCTTGGGTGAAGAATTTTGATTGTTCGTTTCTGTTCGTTTTGTTCCATTTCATACAGTTGATTTGCTTGTGCGTAGGTTGTGACAGGACTACCACTGATTCCCATGTATTTACCAACATATGTTTCCCACAGAGAAACTGTTCCCGATCCGGTATAGCCCACTCCATCAGTGTCCAAAATAGGATACTCGTTTTCTTTGTTGCTCAGGTATCCTCCAACATAGTCATAACTGGATGTCTGTTGCGACAATGGGTCTACTGTGACTGTTTCTACTGCTCCATTACTACCCGAAGGTCGGGTTATTTGAAAGTGATGAGCAGATACCGCTGATTGCTCTACTTTGTGAATGTAAACAGGACTTTGGGTTCCGTCACTAAAGGTAAAAGTCGCTCCTCCGTTTTGGAAAGAAAATTCGGTGGTAACTTTACACATAGTGGGATAGTACTCTTTCACCGAATGACGATTAGACCCCTGAGACAAACTACTACCGGACATCAGTTTAGTGCTGTAAAAGAATCCGTGCGTAGAACCAGCAGTGGCACTTGTAAAGTACACAGAATATCCACTGTACTTACCGTAAATGTACTCCTGCAAAACTGATGACGACTTATACCATCCAAAGTAAGGATCAATTATATCATTTGTCAGCATCACTAACCAGTGATAGTCTGCTTCTCCGTAAACTTTTTCTGCTATGTGCTCGGGACGCTCGCCGTCCTTTATATCGTACTCTATGAAAACACCAGGACCACCTTTGATTTCGTCCGAGAGTTTAACTCTACGCATGATGTTACGAACAAAAGCAGTCTTGAAAGAACTTCCGTTCTTAATTGTGTAGTCAATGTATGGAAACTTGGAAAAGTACATGATCAGTATCCTAGATCGACGGTTTCTCGGGTAATAGTTGTGACTTCGCTCATTGAAATGGTCAGGGTAACCGAAGTGGGGGAGTTGTTTTTGAAAGAAGAGAACACAGCATTAGGAGTGTAATCGACAGAAATAGAAGAGATTACGCAACGACCTATTTTAGGCAAAAACGGATTCTCTTTAAACTCTGATCCTCGTTCGTTTGATTCATAAGACAAAAATCTCACTTCAAACTCTGCGGGAACACGCAACATGATTTGAGTGTTTGATGTCTGTTCTCCTTCTTGCATATTCACTTCTTCTGCCTTTGCTGGATGCGCGTGATATCTAAACGATTCAACCACGTCTCGTATGGTTCTAACCTCGTCTTCGTTTCTGGCGTACAGTTCCCAAGAGAAGGTAAAATTTCTGAAGTCCTTTTGCTTGAATAACTTTTCAAGTCTAGGATTGAGTACTCTGCCAGTAGTAGATGCGATTGCGTCTCCAAACTGTCCTGCGACTTGTTGTGCGCCCGCATCCAAAACTTGAGATCCTGCGTCCAACATACTTCCTGATGCGCTAAACAAATCAGCAAATCCCTTTGCTTTAGCCTGCGAACTGTCTTCAAACACAAAACTGTCTTCGTTGTTGACTTTGGTGCAGAATGGAAGATAGATCGAAACCATTTGATCGTAGACAGGTTGGTTTTGTGCAAACTGCGCGCCTAATACAGCACCACCTCCAGCCAAAGCACCGCTGCCCAATC